GTCGAATGAAGAACTGACCACCATTGCCCGCCTGGAGCCATACGTTGAAAGGGTTGCCACGTGAGGGATCTTGCCCCAAGCCCCCGAGGCTGAAGCTGGCTACGGCACTGAAGATTTGCGATAACCCGATTGGCAGTGTGATGCCACTATCCACACCAGGGGCAATTACATCCGTAAGTCCCCACTCGATAATTGTCCCGGAGGTAAGTATCTGATAGCCGGTCTGGGCCAACAAAGCTGGAAATTCGTTTTTGACCCATGCCGTCGAAGCCGCGCCAACCGAGTTGTCCCCAGCTCCGCGAGTAGGCACTTGCACAGTTCCAGAAAACGCCGGATTGGCGAGCGGCGCGAAGTTAGCGGCGACCTGAGCGGCGGTGTAATAGGACGCGAAGATCCCATTGACTTGAGCGGCGGTGTAGTAGGCGGAGAGGATCGATCCAATTTGCGCCGCAGTGTAGTACTGCGACAGTGCATCTATCACGTATGCAGTGGTGCTGATCTGGCCGGTGTTTGTTCCGCGCGTCGCGGTCGGTGCGGCGGGCACTCCTGAGAAGCTGGGTGAGGCCAGCGGGGCCTTCAACGCGAACAGAGCTTGGACGAACGCAGAGGTCGCGATGCTCGTGTCGTTTGATGTGCCTGCGGGAGTGACGGATCGGGGCGACCCGGTGAACGTAGGCGAGTCGATGGTCGCATAGTGGAAGTCCGTGATGATCTTCTGAATCGCAGTCTTCAACAAATCTTCTTTTGTGGTGCCGTCGTCTACAACATCGACTGCGAGGGCAGCAATGATCAGCTTGCCGAGGGTGGGCATGGCCATCGAGGCTTGGCGGATCGCCTTGTTCACGTCTGCACTGTTGGCTACGGACGCACCACTACCGGAGCCGAAGCCGTTCGTGACGGCAGAGAGCGCTTCATAGTCCGATTGTGTGGTGACGTTCGCGTCAGGGCCGACAGCGAAGGGTTTGTAGTCGTTTATATTCGGCATTCAAAAACTCCGTACTAGGAAAATGTGTATTCAATGCTCACGCCCGCTGGCTTCAGCGGCAGGTATCCGTTCTCGACAATCTGTTTGAACAAGGCCGACGAAGGCGTTCCAGTTACCGAAACCGAAACACTCATATCGAGGCCGTCCGTGATCTCAACAGTGGCGGGCGCGAATAGTACGGTAAACACCTCGCTTAGCTGCTTGAGGCTGCCGTCCCACTTGTTCAACGCGATCTTCGCTCTGAGCAGTAGTCGATAGATATCGTCCGGTAGCAAAGTTACACCTATGAGGGGAGCAAATGGAAGCCTCCATATACCAACGTTCCAGCCTGTAACTTCGACATTCTCGGGGTCATCCCAGCTAAAGAACGTCGGAGCGAGGGGTACGCGCACTGCCCGCGAGATACCGACCCACTGACCTACAAAATCCAATTGCTCACCACTCGCAATGTCGAGGTCGAACTTCTGCGGCAAGCTTTCTAAGAAGTTGATCAGATCAACCCAAGGCTGTACCCGAGCGGCAACGAGGGCTCGAAATTTCGGTTTATCCGCATTGGCGCTTGGGATGAGCGCCAGATATGTATCGACGTTCGCCATGTTGTTAAGTCGTCGTGGCCGTGATCATCACGTCCGAAGGATCACAGGAAGCTTTAGCGTTGAACGCGACCGTCACATCTGCCGTACTCTCGTTCAACGTCAACGCGGTCAGCTCAAATGTCTTTGCGTCTGGTGATCCCGGCAACAGCGCAGGACCGAACAGCCGTGTGAGCTTCACGCTTTCGCCGATTGCGAGGCTATTGATGTAATCAGCGACCGATTGTGAAATCGCCTGGCCGATATCGGTCGTATAACCAGTTCCGGCCAGGAGAGAGATTTGAACGGTGCAAGGAACATCGATTGGGCGGCTGAATTTAATCGTCCGGCTAGCCCCGTACGAGTCCGTTACCGTTTCCGAGGTACTGCCAAAAGTTCCGCACCCCAAGCCCTTTTTCAGTGCGATAGTGTTCGCAATATCCGCAACGGTCCCGCCAACTATGACCGCTGCTACTGAATTTCGTGGGACCCCGTTTGCGTCCGTGCTCGCCGTGTCATTTTCGTAGACTTTCAGGTCCGTGACGCCGCTAACGGCGGCCAGTGCTGCCGTGATCGACTCAAGAGCGGTCAATGATGGCAAGGTTGTGGACGCGGCCTGGCGAATGCGCAGTTCTGCGTCGGATTCTACCGGCGATCCCGGCACAGCATCCGATGGGTTCGTGACCGTCTGCCATCCAGCGGTAGGTGTCTGCTTGATGGTGACCGTTCCAGCCAACGCGACGATGGCACCTTCCTCTTGGGCCGTTGCCGTAACCGTAATTTCACCAGCGGGCGGAATGGTCACACTCGCGGGAAGATCCCATTTGTTGCCGCTAGTGTCCGCTACGACGCAATTACTAAGAACGGCTCCCACATCTCCGGTGACGACAACATCGACCGTGGATTTGCTGCTGACTGCCCGCTCTAGGCCGTTAATTTTGACGTTGGAGCTTAGTGCCGAGCCCTGGGCAAAAGCGGGGCTGAAGGAATTGTAAATCTGCTGTGCGATCGCGTTGGCGTCCGAAATCGCGAGTGTCTCGATAGCCAGAAGCTGACCATCCATCGAGTCTTCCGGGATGTAGATATCGCTCCCGAAAATCGACTGTAGCTGTGCCTGCTTGAAAGCGAGGATATCGCTAAACGAGGGCACGGTTATGCCGCTGCTGGAAATTGTGGGCGCAGTTGCACTGATGGTCGGCATCTAGGAGGTAGTACTCCGCTGCCGTTACAGGGTCGTCTGGACTGTAGCTGGACCGTAGATGGTATCGATCTCGATGGGCACGGAAAGGCTGCGTTTGGTGCTGTCGAGCGAACTGGAATAGGACGTGATACTCAAAAGACCTGGCGTCCCGAGAACCCTCTCTTTCAGCAGGACGTCGTAGTTCTGCAGTCGGACTTTACCGAGAATCCCAGGGAGCCACGGTGTGCCTGCACTGATATCGACGAACCATTCGCCGGTCATGAGGGCGAGCCCGGTTTTTACTGCTTGAGCCACTCCCGCTGCGGAATTGACATAGAAGTCGTTGCCGGTTCCGAGCGTGTAATCGCCCTGGGCGTCTAACTTTCGAACTTTCATTTATACGGGTACTCCTGTCTGTGCGCCGCCCGCTTGGACCCCGCCGTGTTTGTGATTCTTCAGGCTGATCGACCCCGTTCTGACATCGGTGTTTGCCGTCACCGTGCCGGACACACTTTCGTCGCCGTTTAGCGTTACATTGCCGTTTATCGTGACGTTCGCGTCGATCGTCATGGTGGCCGCCTTCACGTGAACCACCTGGCCCGCCGGGTCCAATTCGATATAGGTTGCTCCATCATTGCTGCGTAACTGAACCTTGCTGGTCGATACATTCGAGATCTTTGTTGCCTGCGAAAACGGCCCTACAAAGGCGAATCCATCCGACAAGGAATGCATCCGCGTATCCATTTGCGGATTCTTTGTGCCGCCGTTCTGATGCCACGAATCTATTGTTCTCGCCGAGAAGATAACCAGGGCTTCATCTCCGGCGGCGATCGGGAACGTCAATGTGCAGTTGCCGCCGCGCGGGAAACACACGGGCACGTCCAGCAGCAGGGACATATCACGGTCTTCAACCTTACCGTTTTCCAATTGCACTTTCGATTGGATCGCAGGCTGAATGACGACCGTAAGCTTTTCAGGATTGAACGACTGCACGATGCCAGGGATCGCCGTCCACACTTCGGCCTGCTTGCCCTCGAAGGCGAGGCGGAGCAACTCTTCCTGGTCTATATACCGTTCTCGAGAATCCATTAAGAAACCGCCTCATTACGCTTTTGCGATGCCACCGTCTTGCCGGTTGTGGGATCTAATGCCTCACAAGTGGCTGTCGTCGACCATTCGTTCCCGCGCGTATCACCGGAATGCACAACTGCGTAGCATTTATATTGGTCGTTCGCCGACAGATCCGGCACGTAATCGTTCGCTGTGATCGGTAGCTTAATCGTGTCCGTATTCACCAGCTCCTTCGGAACCTGAATCACGCGACCAGGCTTGACGTTATAGTTCATCAGGCACCGGACAACAAGGCCATCGATCGTCTGCTCGGGAGCGTCAATCATTCCCGACGTAGGATCGAGAATTATTGCGCCACCTGGAAGCACCGAGTCATAGGGAATCAGGTTGATCTTGCCGTCCTCAACGCACCAATCGCAGCCGAGAGATTTCGCGAGATCCCGCAGGACATCCCGAGCCATTCCCTGCATGGCGACTCCACGAGGAAATTTGGTTGGGTTCAAGGCGTTGAGGTCAGGTACGGAACCTCTCGTCACTCCGAACGGTTGCAGCAGCTTAAGGACTTGGTTGAAGCGGTCGCCGATCGTGCTATTGGCCGCTACGGGCTGATTCATCGTTGCGAAATTGAACATTCGATCACCGTCCTGGCCGATGATGTCCAAATAACGATCAACGGCATTCTCTTTCCCTCGCCGGACCTGAGTAACGGAGCCGGTGAAGATTAGGCCGAGCGGGGACTCACTTTCGAAGTGGCCCGGCAGATTGCCTTGAGGCGCATTACTCGGCTGGCTGAGCCCTGCATAGCCGACGCTCAGCTCTACCCGAGTGAATTCTTTCTCAATTTTTCGCGAGGTCTCCGGGGCTGGGTTGTAAATGCGGGCCTCCAACCTTTTTAAGGTCGTAGCCGTCGCCGAGGTGACCGTGAACCTTACCTGAAGATCGGACAGGTCGATCGCGTTGCCAGCATCGTCGCCTACGACCAGCTTGATCCGGCGATCCCATTGAACGCGGCCAACCTGAGTTACTGCGTCTGCGGAAATTGTGAAGGAGCTTCCCATACTAAGCAGCCATGTAGATGAGTTTTGCCGAAACGCCGAGGTCCGCGAGTGCAGGAGCCTCTCCGGTTTGCGAAAGAACCCATAGCTCGCCGGGAATACCGACATAGGCGAACTGGGCAAGCAGGCTACCTCCAACAATCAAAGGCAAACCGGAGATCAGGGGATTGCCGTTGGCGTCCGCAATATCAAGAAACCAGGTGGAGGCCGCATCGCGCCAGGTGACTGCAAGACGGTACTGCACGCCCGATAAAGATACGGATAGCGTCTGCGATTGTGGTGATAAAGGAACTTCGAAAGCGGTTGTGAGGTCCATTAGAATCCAGCCGCCTTTCTCAGATCGTTCATTTTCGAGAGAATGCTCTGGTCGACGGGCTTGGCCTGAACCG